TGTGGCCATTTCGATTATTTGTAATATATTATTTTGGTTCTTTTTTCCATTTTAAATTTCTTTATAATCAAATGGATGCTGATGTTTTAAGATACATTTTTAAGAATATAGGTAATAAAGTATCAAGTAAAATTGGTATTGATACACGCTATAAGAATATAGTCGCTTTAAGTGCATCAGCACTTATTATGTATAAAGTAGGTTCTACTCTCTTGAATATATTTTCAGTTAAATCTGAGGTTCAAGCTAGTCCACAGACTGAAACAGGTGTTCCACCTAAATCTTCATCAAAAGAACGAGATAATGTTTGGTATAAAGATAATTATGAGACAACACCATTCGATACATCAGAAACAACTAAATCAATGAAAGGTTTAGATTTTACTACGGTTACTTCGAAGTTAGAAAATAATTGTGTTAGTGCCATAGTTACTGAAAACATTGATGGTGGTAGAACACGCACGATGACAACATCGGGTGTGTGTATTGGCGGACATTTGTACATGTTTAACAATCATGGTATTCCTCTTTTAACTGATGACATGCATTTAACAATAATTAATTATTTACATTGTGAAGGTGTTAATGGTAATACAACTTTTAAAGTTGTTGAATCACAAGTCAAACGTTATAAAGATAAAGATTTATGTTTCATAGAAATTAGTAATATTCCACCTAAGAAAAATATTATACCACTTTTTATGCAAGAGTCACTGAAAGGTACTCACAAAGGCATATATATTACTCGTGAAAGAAAGGGAAATATAGTTAAACGAAATGTGCATAATATACAGCGTGGACCATTTGAAATATCTGATCTTGGAATAACCAGTGATCTTTGGATGGGAGTTACAGAAGTACCTACTAATGTAGGTGACTGTGGTTCCATACTCATTAGTCAATCAGCATATGGACCTATAATATTAGGTATACATATAGTTGGTAATGGTGAGAAATGTGGAGCTTTAGTGATTACATCACAATTTTTGGAAAAAGTTATTGAAACATTTTCATCTACTTTAATTCAATCAAGTGAACCTTTGCTTAGTACATCGAGTGTTAGTAGACCTACAGGTCCAGTGCACTTCAAGAGTCCAGTTCGATATGTTCAGAATGGGTGTGCTTTAGTACATGCTTCATTTGAAGGTTTTCGTCCAAAACATAAATCAAATGTTAAGAAAAATATCTTACATGATTCTCTTATTAAAAGAGGATACACATTGGACTATGGTGCTCCAATCATGACTGGTTGGGAACCATGGCGACGTGCTCTTCTTGATATGACACAACCAGTATCTGAATTTAATCAAGAGATAGTTGACTCATGTGTAGATTCTTTTACACATGATATACTATCACAATTGACTCAAGAAGATTTAGATATGATACATGTTTATGATGATATTACTGCTATCAATGGTGCTCCAGGCATATCCTACGTAGACTCTATTAATCGGAGTTCTAGTGCTGGGTATCCATGGAAAAAATCAAAAAAATATTTTTTGCACCCCATTGATCCTGTGAATGGATTACAAGATCCTATTGCTCTAGATGATGAAATTATGGACCGTGTTCGTATTTGTGAGAATAGATATAAACAAGGTGAGCGTTTCATGCCAGTATTTTCTGCCCATCTTAAAGATGAACCTACTTCTTTTAAGAAAATTAAAATGAAGAAGACTCGTGTTTTTACGGGGGCACCTATTGATTATACAATAGTTGTCAGAAAATATTATTTATCAATGATACGTGTTATGCAAAATAACCGTTTTGTTTTTGAATGTGGACCTGGAACAATAGCTCAATCTTTGGAATGGGAAGAAATCCATGACTATTTAACCAAATTTGGTAAACATCGTATGGTAGCTGGAGATTATGCTTCATTTGATAAAAGTATGCCTGCAAACTTAATGTTAGCTGGATTTAAAGTTTTGTCAAATATTTGTAAAGCAGCTGGTTATAATGATGAAGAAATGAAAGTTCTTCATAGTATTGCTGAAGATACATGCTTTCCACTGATAGATTTCAATGGAGATTTAATGTCATTTTATGGTACCAATCCTTCTGGCCATCCACTTACTGTTATTTTAAATGGTATAGTGAACTCACTGTATATACGTTATTGTTACACAGTTTTGAATCCAGAAAAACACTGTAACGATTTTAAAGAGAAAGTTTCTTTAATGACTTATGGTGATGATAATGTGATGGGAATTTCACCTGAATGCACCTTCATGGATCATACTACTATTCAAGATACTTTAGCTAAAATAGGTATTAAATATACTATGGCGGATAAAGAAACAGCATCAATTCCATTTATTCATATTGACGATGTTACATTTTTAAAACGTAGTTGGAGATATGACGCTGATATTGGTGCGATAGTTGCACCAATAGAAGAAGATTCCATTATTAAACGTTTGATGATAAATGTAGCTTCAAAAACTATTACACCAGAAGCTCAAGCTATTGAAACCCTAAATAGTGCCATTAGAGATTATTTTTGGTGCGGTAAGGAAATTTATAATGAAAAAAGATTATTGTTTAAAGAATTAATCGCTGAGAATAATCTTGAACTTTATGAAAAGGAAACTACTTTACCAGAATGGTATGTATTAAAAGATGAATTCTGGAAGAACTCTGAACATGTTAGTTTAGGGTACAAACCACGATCTTAAATACCGAATTTATCCTAGAAGATGTAAAACTCATCTTCATGATATATTGATTTATATATCATGTCGTTAATTTTTAAATCTATCCTAGAAGATATAAAACTCACTACTAATTTATATTAACAAATTAAATTATTATGTATTATTTATTGTTCATCGTAAAGATGTAAAAAATTTCTTTACTTTAGGGTGATTACCTACTGTATCGTAATATATATCAACAAACTTTTAACAAGGTTCGCTTCCCGAGTAAGAAGCAAATGTTGTTCTCATTTACAAGAAAATGAGAATGCATTGACCATCATCAATTCGAATTTTTCGAATGGTCTTTGCATGAATGATGATAAGGAAATGATTATTTCCTTGATAGATATATCAAAATACATGTCATTACAATCTGGAATATATGAGGATGAAACTAAAGTTGAATCTGGTGATGTGCAAGAAATTGTATCATTCACAGATGCTACAACTGGGGCTCAAGCTTCTGCATCATGCATCTATGATTCTATTATGAGTGATATTTATACACCTGATTATGATTTGGGTAGTTTCTTGAGTCGACCCGTTAAAATTCACACTTTTACGGTTCCTCTTGGATCTCCTTTTCCGAATACAGCATTCAATGTCTGGCATAATTTTCTGAATAAAAGTGAAATTAGACGAAAATTGGATAATTATGGATATATACAATGCACACTTAAAGTTAAGGCTGTTATCAATGCTACTCCATTCATTTATGGGGCTGTTAGCATGAGTTATCAACCTCTACCAGGTTTGAATAATATTTCAGATTTTAATTTTCATCCAACATGTTTATCACAACGACAGACAATATACATAACTCCTCAGGACAGTTCTGGAGGTGTGATGGAATTACCTTTTTTCCATTACAAAAATTGGTTAGAAATCCATGATGGCGCGCAAGTGTCGGATTTTGGCCAAATTAAAATGTGGAACGCTGTTACTTCTCAAGTAGCTAATGCAGGTATTACTGTGACACCAACCATATCAATTTATGTTTGGGCTGAAAATGTTCGTTTAGCTGCAAATACTGTGAAATTAGCTTTACAGAGTGGTCAGTGGGAACTTCAATCTAAAGAAGATGAAGTTCGATCTGCTGAAAATACAAATGACGAGTATGGTCAGACACCAGTGGCAAAAACTGCTTCAGCTGTAGCTGGAGTTGCCGGAACCATTGCTAAATATACATCTGGCATTCCTTTTCTTGGTACTTTTGCTAAAGCAACTAGTTTAGGAGCAGGTGTGTTAAGTACAGTGGCATCCATTTTTGGGTTCACTAATGTACCAGTGATAGATAATGCTAGCCCTTACAAAAGTATGCCATTTCATGGTTTAGCTTCTAGTGAGATAGGTAATGTTGTTGATAAATTGACACTTGATCCTAAGAATGAATTAGCTATTTCACCTTCCACTGTAGGTTTACCCTCAATTGATGAATTAGCTATTAATCATATAACATCTAAAAATGCTATTTTGAATAATATGGTGTGGGAAATGGGACAAGCTTCTGATACTGTTTTATTTGGAGCAAATATAACACCTACATTGTGTAATGTTGTATCAGCAGTAGATCAGAGTATATTGTTAGATACTCCAATGGGTATGGCAGCACGCCTTTTTTCCAATTGGCGGGGTGATCTTATATTCAAATTTAAAATTGTAGCTTCACCATATCACCAAGGACGTTTGAGAGTATCATATGATCCTTTAGGCGATATTTATGCTAATGCTGATTCTACAACTGTAGTTCAGACTAGAATTATAGATATTGCAGAAACACATGAATTTGAAGTTAGGATTCCTTTTATGGCACCAACATCGTGGTTGAGAGTACGAGATAGTAATGTTATTGATTATTCAATCAGTGATTTAATATCACCATTTGGTCCACCACCATATGATAATGATTTTCATAATGGAAGATTAACGATTCGTGTTTTGAATGAACTGACTGCTCCTGATAATTCAGCAAATGTGGAAATCATAGCATTTGCACGAGCTGCTGATAATTTTGAATTATCTAATCCAAGTGATATTGAGTTCAAAGGAGCACCTGGCTTTCCTACTTCATTTCCTCATAACTTTACAGTTCAATCTCATGATCAAGTTTGGAATGCTGATAAAACTGAACATGTCATGGGAAAGTCAACACCTCCACCACCAAATAGATATCTGGTGAATATGGGTGAATCTGTACAATCATTGCGAGTTTTACTACGCAGATCACATTATATTAATACAGAACGTGCTTCTGTTTCAGGTACTGCTAACTATTCGTCAACTTTTTATAAGTTTACAATGACGAAGTATCCACCATCATCTGGTTTTGATCCTAATGGTATTCATACTGCAGTGGGTCTTACCTCCGGTGTTGACGAAAATTATAATTTCACATCTATTAATCCTTTTACATGGATTTCCGCATGTTTTGTTGGTCAACGTGGATCAATGATCTGGCATTTTAATGCTGGTCATCCTGGTCATATTGATGTGATGAGAGCGCGACGCGTAACTGAATCCACAGTGACAACACGTGCTAATTTACGTAATATAACAGGAGATGCTGCTCAATCATCTTATAGTAATACATCACGGGGCATGTTAACTCGAGGTGGACCTGGTGCTTCTGGACTCTCATTAATCAATCAAAAAACTCAAACTGGTTTATCTGTATTGTTTCCTCAATATAATAAATATAGATTTGTATCAGCTTCTCCTAGCG